CTTTCATAACTTAGAACCGGAGAAAGAAAAATGGGTAGAATTAATAAAGAAGACCGTCGCCAAACTGTCGCTTACGAAGACATGAGACGCGAGTCACGAGCAATGTGGAACGAGAACAACGACTGTGTTGTGATGGCCATCTCATTAGCTTGCAACATTCCTTACCAAAAAGTTCATAAAGCACTAGCCGATCAAGGTCGCAAGAGCAACAAAGGCACATGGGGCTATCAGTGGACAAAAGCTTTGAAAGAGTTAGGCGTTGAAACAGAGATAGTCAAGCCAAGCGATTTCATCAAGCAGTACCCCAAAGGTCACCGTGACAAGTTGAAAAATGTCACAACCCACCACATGGATCGTTTCCCTGACGTATGGAAAGACGGTCAAAACTACCTCATCCACATACGCCAACACATGCTTGCAGTAGTTGATGGCGTCAACCATGACTGGACCAAAGGTCGTGCATGCAGAGTTGACATGATTTACCGAATCAAAAACCCCAGAGGAGAAAGCTGATGAGAGTCGCAAGATATTTTCAAGTTGGCGTAGATGTTACGTTAAAAATTCAAGTTGCAAAGTTTGCAAGAACACGTTCTGAAGCAGAGGATTATTTCACTGACACGATCACATTGAAGGAATTGCTTCAGTTGGTGAAGAACGATCCAGAACATATTTACGACCATGAAATAGAGGTGGCCTACGTTGATGAAATGTTTTAAGCTACCAATCTAATTCTTTCTTCAGGGTCGTGAGGCACCAACCTTGCGACCCTATTTTTTTGTAGACAGAAACACTCTTTGAGAATGCCTTCCACCTGCCATCTTTTGAGTTGGGGTTCGGCACAAGTTCATAGCCAAGGCGTTGCATGCAAGAGCTGATGTTTCTTCTCAAGGCATAATAGTTATCGTGATAGCCTGCAGAGTCTTCCAAGAGCAAATCACCTTGAACAATCTTAGGCCAATGTTGTTCTTGCAAAACAGTCTTGAAGGCATTGTCTAGAGACGACTCCCAAGCTAATTGATCTGCTACAACTTGCACCTTGGTGCGTCTTTTTCTTTTGTCTCTGTTGTTAGGGTCAAAAGGATCGAATGTACTAGAACGGTTCATTGCTCAATTCCTCTGTTGGATCATAAGACTTGTCTGTGCCTACTTTAGTATAGACAGTAGCTATCTTAGAGTTTATCTTCCATCTGCCGTCCTTGCGTTCAGAACGATGCATTGCGTATCCACTCCTTCCCATTGAGTTGACTAACTTTCTTTTAACATCACCTTCTTTTTCTCCATTAGCTATTGCCTTGGTGATGATCCAATCCGATCGCACAGCTTTGGGGTAGCTCATATCGTCAAGGATGTCGTCCAGCCATTGGTCTCCATGCATTCCCCCAGCGACGACTGTCTTGTGTGCGTCCGTCTTTCGTTGACCGTTGGAAGCATTAAATTTAGAGATGTCATGTTCATGAAGGTAAGCTGCAATGTGACTCGCGCCATCATCGTAAAACCAATCCCAAAGCTCAGTGAAATAGTCTCGTCGTTTGTCTTCATGAGCAAGACCCATATCTTGCATTGTGGCGCAATCAATTACGTCATAGCGTCGATCGTCTTCAGGAATGTAAATGCCATTGGCCAAATGATTGGTCGTTATGATGACCCCGCAATACATCCGCACAGAATACTTCTGTCCATACTTTGGATTGATTTGACACGTGTCCGGAGAGCCAGCGATGAGCACTTTAGTTCTTTCATTGAACGCCCACTTAGACATTTCGTGTAGGTTTGCAGCTTCAGATATCCTTACGAGAGTTGATGAAGCATATTCATTGAAACCTTGTTCAAATGCACTTGGGTCTATGTTTGAAACATTCCATGGACCAATGGCTGGAGAGCAAAACTCTACGGCAGTGTCTTTGCCTACGCCTTGACCGCCAGCGATGAGCAAAGCAAATCTAGGTTTCTCCCAAGGCTTTTGAACGCGATGAGCTATGTAGTTTAAAAACTGATCAGCGTCTCCATCTTTGTCGAACACCTTGTGCACGTGATCGATGAATGGCTTGGCCATCTTCGGAACACCTAATTCAATCGTCGGTCGTCGATAAGCGTTAAACAATGCAGCACCAGGAGATTTTACAATCTCACCGTCTCTACAATCATAGCCTTTCATGTGATCTTCATCAACGCTCGGATCAGAAGTCATAGACGTTACCAGAACATTCTTGCGTACCCAATCAGAAGCTTTCATCAACGCCCCACTGTCATTGACAGGCGAAACAGCACTGTCGACTGCAGCACCAATCCAAAAGCTATTCGTTGGACGGTAAATGTAATTGTTCCCTGGACCATAGAAAATGAAATTGCCGAGAGGCACTTCACCACTTTTAGGAGCCCAACCATTATCCAATGCAGCTTTGACTATTGTTCCGACAGTTAATTGTTTGTCAGAGTTTTGTTGAGAAAGTTCATAAAACGCCTCATGCATTATTGTGTCGTGGTTGCGTCCTTTTTTACCGTCGAACTTTTCAGACCATTGTTGATAAGCTAACCAAGCTTCATCCACACGATCAAACTCTCTGCCCAAAATGATACCAATGGACCGCCACAGGTCTCGGTCATCAGCAGGTATGACTTCAAGCATTGCTGTTATTTGTTCGATAGTATATTTGCCTCGATACATGTCGTCTTTTTTTGGTCTGCCTCTATTTTCTTTTCTTCTTGAAAGATGTGAAGGCAAAGAGGCTATTTCATTGCCCCAGTTGATCCAATCGTAAACTCCACCAGAACGATGCAAGCTAGGAGCACCAACTATGTAACCGCCATCGTTGCGAGAGTCTACGCCTTTGCCTAGAACATTGCTAGCAGTCTTGATGGCAGAGTTGTACTTAAATATTACGTGCATGCCTCCTGACCCTGTTTGCGCCATTAGGGTGTTTGGTTCTCCATGATCCTTTATAGCCTCTTGCCATGACTCTGCACCAAACTTGCCTTCGCCTATATCTATATCAACAACGGTGATGCCGGATATTTCGCCTGTGACTATACCTATGTTGCTCAATGGAGCATCAACTCCAAACCATCTGTCTATTTGCTCTAAATCTCTTGATGCTTCTTTCAACCCTCGTTGAACTCTGGGGTGCTTACCTGCATCACTGCAAGCTGCATTACCGCAAGTGCATATGCCGTCTTTATCTATTGAGTGGAGAGGGAAAACCATCCAACCCATATTGACGTAAGTTGTTGCAGCTTTATGAATTTTTTCCAAACTACTTCTCCTGCTTTGGGTCTGTCACTCGACAGACCCATTTTCAACGAAAACTTAGAACGGTGGTTCAAAAGTTTTCTCAGGAGTTTCTTCCACAGGTTCTGAAACTTGCACTTCACCAGCCATAACTTGTTTAGAAAAGTCACGTGCTTTTTGATACAATTCTTTTTCACCGACAGGGCTGTCTATTTCTATTTTTATGCCCCACCAAGATCCTTTTGAATTTTCTTCTTTCATGGTCGAAAGTTTATAAACATTAGCAAACGAAGGTGGCGTAAAGACCTTGCCTGTTGCTGTTCTGCTTTCAGCACCTTGAATCAAAGACATCCATCGTTTAGACTTTTTGATTTGTGTTGAGGAAAGTGAGAGCAAACATGGTTGCCAACCGCCTGTTTCACTTTGAACCATGCAGAAATGATTTCGGGTGTCTTTTAATACGTCACCTTCGATCGTCAAGACTCCATCGTCATCACGTTTAACTCCGGCTAGCTGTCCTGAATCAACTTCGATCGGTGAATGATCTCCACGATAGCCTCCACCAAGTTCACGCGGAGCCCAACGCAAATACCTACGTTGATAAGCGCAAGGCACAACCATAACCTCCTTGTGCAATTCTTCTGTTATCGTATTGATTATGAGTCCAGGTTTTGCACCGTCAACACTTTCTAATTGTGGCGACAGACCTTGAAGAACCGTCAAGAATGGAATAGCAAACGAATCTTTGTCTGTATTTTCCAAACCCATTCCAACGTCTTCGAGCATCTCTTCCATAAAACTAACTTCTGTGTTTGATTCTTTTTTAGCAACTTGATTTTTCTTAGCCATGATTTTCTCCTATGACTTTTTGATTTTGGCTGTCCAAACAGGACGAGCACCGAATAGATCTAATGGCACATTTGCACCAGTAGAGATTTGCTCTTTCAAAAATGCTTTGAGTGTCTGCGGATGAACACCTTCATCGAATTTTGCATTCAGACCTCGCTCTTGAAGTTCTTGGAACAACTCCATAGCCTTGGACTGTTCGCCTTTGCCGTAGCTTGAAGAGACTCCAACCTTGATCAAACCACCAAAGCCATTATCGTTCAACCATCGGAATGCTTGGTCTTTATGTTCATTAGGTATTGAAGCATAAACTTCTTGGCTGACACTTATTTTTTCGCCAGTGTTCAACTCTAGTTTATCTATCCCCAACTCTTGCATTGCGGCAGGGATAGTTTCTTCACGCAATCGTCGTGCCTTTTCTTTTGCTTCTTTCAAAGATGCTTCTTGTTGTCGGACAGCGTCTTCAGCTTCGGCCATAACTCTTGCGAGCGAGGCCATTTCATCTAAGGATATCATTTCTTTTTCCTTTCCTGACCTTCAGCAATCATTTCATTTGTTAACTTTTCGCTTGCTGTTTGAAATTCCAGAACAGAAACATGCGCTGAGAGATATCTGCCGACATTCTTGTCCCATTTCAAAACAATGAACCGACCATGAATCCTTCCTAACAAGGCAAACGCAACGGCTATCACCGATGGGTCACCCATGGAAACAATGCTGTCACCATTGTCGTAATTGTAATCTTTTAATTTTTCGCTGAGCATTTTAACTAGATCAACGGTAGCATAAAAAGACGTACGAGGTGGCATCATCACAATCAACTCTCCGTGTTCAGTTGCCGGAGAGATGTTTACGGC